GCGTTACCCTTTTTCCTGACTATTATGGCGTCGTTTTCCAATATCTCTTTTTCAATACTTTTGTTTCTTATATTGTTTAAGTTTGGATGTTTTTTCAAAGAAGATTTTTCCAAAAAAAAGTCTTCTGGCTTGACAACATGTGCTTCCATTGTGATATCCTTTATACCTGAAAAATATATTATCTTATTATACACCAAAAAATAAAAAAAAGAAAATTCACAACAAAGGTTGTGAGTAGACACAAAAGGCAGTATAATAGAAGACATGAACACACTAACAACAATAATCAATAGCATCAATCAGAACATCAACGAAGAGATCATTGACGATCTAACCTCTAATCTTGGCTTTAACCATGGAACAGCGGTTAAGATGGTTACTGAGTTCGAGGATTTTGATCTTTGGCTTTCTGCCGAAAAGAATCCAGTTCAGAATTTCTGATTCTTTCTACTGATACTTAAAGAAATTGGACCGGGAAACCGGTCCTTTTTCTTTATCTAAAACTATTGTTCTTATTTCTAAAAACACCTGTTCCACAAGCGCCAGAAGCTGCGTGATCACAATAGCTACATGCTCTGACATTTGAGGTTGGCAGGAAGTTTTTGTCTTCAATAATATTATTAATTGAACTAATTAGCTTAGTCTTTACATTATCTATATCGTCTTTAGAAAAAAGATGACCCTTCTTTCTACCTGATCTTAGATAATAAAGCTCTGCGTATATTTCTTTTTCTGGAAATATATTGTGCATCGCTAGTGCATATATCCCTAGCTGTAAATTGTTTGGAACCTCTTTTGCTGAGACTTCCCATTTGCCAGTTTTGTAATCAGTTATATTTACACGATCACCTATAATATCTACTCTATCTATGAAGCCTATGATTCTATAAACTCCAATAATAAAATCGAAAGCCATTTCTTTTTCATAGATATGAAATTCCTTATCGGAATGTTGATCATAGAACTCATCTATAATTACAGAACCAACCGAAATAAGCTCAGATGGTATTAAACTATTCGGATCCCAAATAGGAATGTTTTTGTCATACTCATCTTTTAATTCAGATAAATCTAAAACCTTATCATTATCTAATATATTTTCCAATACAGCGTGCACTATATTACCGAGAACGGCTGGAGCATTAAACTGTCTAGGCTCCTTTAATATATATGAATAAAAGTATTTAGCTGGACACTGATTATATGTGTCTATTCTAGAGTATGAAAAATCTACTAAAGCTAATTTTTCTAAATCTGTAAGATTATTATAATTTTTAATTAAAACTACACTCAAAATATTCCTCAATCATCTTCTAATGGATCGTATATAAGATTTCCATTCTCATCAAATTCTCTGCCCATTTCGTCCATAGTATGCTTAGTGTGCATGTTAACGAAGCATCCGTTTTTAGTTGGGATCCAGCCAGTTTCGCCAATCTCCATATGATCACTTTCTTCATAGGGCCACATGTTCACCTCCTACGGTTACTTCTACCTCAGAATAATCCTCTGCGTTTAAATAGTAACTTACAACTGTATGTAGATCTTTTAAATCTTTTTGCGTTAAATAAAACCCAACACATGTACACTGAATAAATAGTTTATCTTCATAATTATATGTTGAATCAGAATACTCTGTTAGCTTTATATTTCCTTTTTGAACAACTGCTGGTAATAACATATTCACTCCTCGTATATAGTAATTGGGTTCCAGTTTGGGTCGTCTAATTTTTCTCGCATGTCTTTTACATATGCGTCCCAGTCTCTTTCGTCTTCTGTTTTTCTTTCGTATTTAACTTGACCCTTAAATGGATTAGACTTAAATCTTGTCATGACTAGTTTTCCTTGCTGAGTTTTCCAGCGTAGTACGCCATTTTTGCAGTCGCAGAAATCATCGTTGTCAACCGCAATTTTTAAGTCTGGATCGTATCTTCCACTACAATCATTACACTTTGTGTATCTGCCTTTGTCTTGACATCTATTGCAAGATGTACAAAAAGTCCAACACCATTTCTGAACTGGGTTTATAGTTGGCCCTACACTAGACATTGATATCCTCCATTTTTAGTATATTTTCTATAATGTTTTTAGTTTTTAGACTAGTATTTTTGTTAAATTTATAAATATATTTATGAGACCCATCCTGCATTTCTATGTATACAGGCTTGTCACCTTTAGATGATTCTATTATATCATATATTTTAGATATAGTTGATGGACTAATATTTCGATTAACAGTAAAGACCATTGCCTTACCGCTAGAGAATAACCTAGAGTCTACCGTCTCATATGAGTTAAAGAATATTTTTGTAATTAAATTTTCTTCTTCACTTTCCCTATTTATTGAGCCGGATATTATTAATATGTCACCCTTTTTTATTGATGACTCAGATAAAGCCTTGGCTGAATTTGGAAATATTATTATCTCTACATCAGAAGAGATGTCTTCTAATATTAGTTTGTACATTTTAGCCCCCTTCTTTGTTACAAGGGACTTTATATCTGTGACTATTCCTCCAACTTTAACATTTGAACCACTTGGAATTTCTGAAAGTTGAATTATCTCACACGTAATTTTTTTAGATAGAATATCCCAAACACCATTAACTGGATGATCTGTAACATAAATCCCAAGTTCTTCTTTTTCTTTTTCTAAGATAGAAATTTCTTGTATTCTGTTTAATTCTATATCTTCAAAATTACTGAAAAGCTCATCTAGGGCACCGGCTGCGGCAAGGTGTTCTATTGTGCTTTTTTTCAAAGTAATTGGATCGCATCTTCTAAAGAAGTCATATATATTTAAATATGGTTTTTCTTTATCTCTAGCTTCAACTATGTTTTCAGCTATAGAATCACCGATTCCACTTATTGCTGATAGTCCAAATATAATTTTATTATCATCAATAACTTCAAAGTCTATTCCCGAATAGTTAATTGATGGTGGCAGAACATTTACCCCCATCTTTCTACAATCAGCTAGATACAAAGACTGCTTATCTTTATTTCCTACTACAGAAGACATTAATGCTGCCATATATTCAACTGTATAATTCGTCTTTAGGTATGCGGTAATATAACTAATCATTGCGTAGCTGGCGGCGTGTGCTCTGTTAAATCCGTATCCACCGAAATACTCAATATCAGAGAATATTTTGTTCGCTAAACGTTCATCTATTTCAGAATACTTAACACAGCCATCAACAAACTTACTGCGCATGCTAGCTATTTTGTCCATTAGCTTTTTACCAATAACCTTACGTAGATCATCAGCTTCAGCAGATGTAAATCCAGCTAGTTCTCTTGCTACTCCAAGAACATCCTCTTGATATAGCATGATTCCTAGGGATGGAGAGAGTACTTTTTCCAATTTAGGGTGCTCATACCTAACGGTACTTCTACCATGTTTGCGGTCAATATATTCTTTGTCCATACCAGATCCCATCGGACCAGGTCTGTATAGAGAAATCAATGCCATAATGTCTTGGATATTTTTTGGCTGAAGCTGCGTCATCAATTGACGCATGCCAGAAGATTCCAATTGGAATACTCCAGCACTATTTCCTTTACACAGTTCTTCGTAAGTCTTCTCATCAGTAATAGGTATGTCATTGACATCTATGTCTATACCTCTGTGTTTTTTTACTAACTTAATACAGGAATCAATTACTCCTAGATTTCTTAATCCTAGGAAATCTATTTTTAATAGGCCGCATTGCTCAACCCTACCCATGTCCCACTGAGTAATAATTGGATTGTCTACACCCTTTTGCATAATAGGAAGGTATTCTATTAGAGCGTCTCTTGATATAACAATTCCAGCAGCGTGCATGCCAGTCTGTCTAACCAAACCCTCTAGTCCAAACGCAGCGTCGACTATTTCTTTTGCGTTATTATCCTTTTCATAAAGAGATTTAAATTCCGCAACGTCCATACATTCAGTTAAGGTTTTTGATACACCCAGAACTGGTGGAGGCACTAGTTTTGCTACAGAATCTCCACCAGAAAAATCATAACCAAGGGCTCTTGCTGCATCTCTGATTGATTGTCGTGCGCCAGTTTTATTAAATGTACAAATATGGGCGACGTGATCGTGCCCATATTTATTTCTAGCGTACTCAATAACTTTATCCCTATGTCTATCATCAAAGTCTAAGTCAATATCTGGCATTGACTTACGACCTTCTACTAGGAATCTTTCAAACATTAGACCAAACTTAATTGGGTCTAAATTAGTTATATTAAATGCATACGATAGCACACTACCTGCTGCTGAACCTCTTCCCCATCCAACTCTAATATCATTATCTTTAGCCCAATTAACCAAGTCTGATACTACTAGGAAGTATTCAGGGAAACCCATTTCTTTTACTACTCTTATTTCATAGATAGCTCTATCTATAATATGCTGTGGAAGTGGGTCGCCATATCTTTCTTTTAATCCCTGCCAAGCCAGTCTTTCAAAGTAATCTACAGATGGCTCTTGTGTTGGTATTGGAAAATTAGGAAAATATATATTACCAAAAGACAAATCTACATCTACCATGTCGCATATGTCCATAGAATTCTTTAGCCATTCATGACTAAATCTACTATTCATTTCATCATATGACTGAAGATAGAATTCATCACCACTAAAAGAAAATCTATTTGGAGTATGAATATTACAGTTTGTAGCAACGCATAGCATTATGTCATGAGCTCTGGCGTCGTGTTTATGCACATAGTGACAGTCACCGGTTGGAACTATTTTAGCGCCAATAGTTTCTGCTATCTGCACTAATTGATTAAATACTTTTTTCTGCTCTCTAAGACCATGATCTTGAACTTCGATAAAGTAGTTTTCCTTACCAACAATATCTTGCATTTTTTTTGCAGATGCGAGAGCAAATTGGTAATCGTCTCTTAGTAGTGCCTGGCATACTTCACTATTCAAGCATCCTGAAAGAACAATAATTCCTTCGGAGTGTTCTGCTATCAAATCATGATCAACACGTGGCTTTACATAATAACCCTCAAGATATGATCTTGAAGATAACTTGATTATATTATTATAGCCAGTATTATTCTTAGCTAATATTGTTATGTGATATGGCCCTCTTTGTTCCCACTCATTTTTTGCTGGACCAGATCTTTCTTCTTCATCCTTATCAAATCTAGTTTTTCTAGCTTGATAGAATTCAGAACCTAAAATTGGTTTTACTCCAACAGCTTTTCCTGCATCATAGAAGTCTAGCCACGAGTGTATATTGCCGTGATCAGTAGTAGCAAGTCCTCTCATGCCCAAAGACTTAGCTCTTTCTAAATACTCTTCAACTCTTCCATGGCCATCTAGCATAGAAAAAATGGTATGGTTGTGCAGGTTAGTCCAGTTTTTCACTAAATTCCTCTACCTTTATCTGAATCATCTAGAGCACGATCTCTTGTTTCTCTATAAGTTATTATAACAATTCCGCCACAATACTTGCATGGTACTGGCTTACCTTCTTGGGCAAATGGGCTATTGATCATATATCTTTCTGGTTGATCAGACTTACATTCTGAACAAACGCCAATAACATCATCTGGATTTTGAATATTTGACATTTTCACCTCCTTTAGATTGTGAGATATATGCAAATCTTACTGGAGATGGAGAGGATGGTTCATCGGTTTCAACAAATTTATCCCCAACTTGAACCCATCTATTCTTTTTTTCTAGAGAACATTCTCCGCAACCAACACCAACGGAATTAGCTCTTTCACATGTGTACGGTCTACCACCAATTCCTAACTGTCTTCTCTTAACCCAATCATTGATGTGACTATTTGTTTTTTCTACATTATAGTCATCACAATTGCTAAGAATCCCGTGCAAAAACTCTATTGATTCTGGTGTATAAGTAAGTATAGAACACAAAAATAGTCTTGCCTCATGCTCTAAAAATTTATTATCGATAGCTTGTTGCCATAATCTTTTAATTGCAGAACAGCTTTCTAATAACTTTTTAGGAGTAAATACCTTATCCTTTTGCTCAATATCTTTAAAAGCGGATGAGCCATGTTTGCTAAAGTATTCTATGAAATTTTTAGATCTTTCTTTTTCTATTTCTAGCTCATATGTAAAGTTGCGAAACCACTCATTTGCTTTTGCATTGAACTGCTGCTCTTTAACTGTATTATCTCTTTCTACTGAGCAATAAGTTATAAGGTCATCCTTTTCGGAATATAATATATCTTTTGGCAAAAGAGTTTTATATAGGCCAGTACTTTGATGCTTGCTACCAGGAAGTCGCCACATTCTTCTTGGATCATAAACGCTGAAGTCTAGGCACTTGAGATTTAAGTTGCTCTTCAGCGTCTCGGCAATAAATCTAAAGATATTGGGAAGATTATTAGACGGATTGATACCCAGTGCTACAGCTTCGCATTCTATGTGAAATCCCTTTTTTCCAGTAAAGTACACTACAATAGAGTCTGAAGGAAGGTGAAAAGCTAAATATTCATATAGTTTAATTGCTTCCTGATGTGCTTCTTCAAAAGAAGAACTGTCTATATCGAAATACAAAGATGATAAACGAGTAGCGGAAGATATGTCTTGACTATTGTAGTGCCAAACAGATGTATATAGACCTTCGTTGTTATTTTCTTTGCGAAAATTTTCTACATTAGAAATATCTAATATTACTGGATTTTCCCCGTCTTTAATACGTATTACTCTATCTATTTTAGGTACATACTTTGCTACTTCTACATACTTCCATGAAGACAGAAACTTACTATCGTCATTCGGAATTTTCATATAAGCTTTGCCTTCATTTCTGAATCAGATAAAACAACCGAAGCTATTTTGTTACAGTCCTGTATTTCCTGTGAATAAGTTCTATAGTACACAGATTCTTTAATCATGTGTTCTATGTTAGATAGAATAAATATTCTATTGTTTATTCTATCTTCTTTGTCAAGAATTCTTTCTCCACTTTTCATTAATTAATTCACTATCCTCTATTACCGTATGTATTTTGCTTGCTATGTTATCAGCCAAATGAACAATATAGTCCATATATGTTATTGGATATGTTTCTGGAACGGGGGACCATGGACCGAGGTGACATCTCACTAATCTAAGTATTGTTTGAATTGCTTCTTCAGATATAAATAGACTTGTTGATTGAGCGTCGTTTCCATATTCTTTATCTATTGATTGACATTTAGATACAAATTTTCCAACTGTATATGGATGCATAGGATCATATACAAAGCTTTCGCCATCTGCGGTTGGAGTTCCTTTTGTGATATCATGCAGAATACATGCAGCGGTCAGCATGTCTATCTCATCTTGGCTTAGAGAGTATGAGTCTGCCATTATTCTAGCTATTCTAACAACTCTCTTAGTGTGAATAACATTGCCGCCAGGGCCATGTTCATCTGATGGATGATATTTGCCAGAAAAACTAGACGGAATCATCCAAAAAGATTCAGCTTTTAATAGCACAGATCTTACAAAAGAAGCTATGCTATCGTCCTGAATTAAATCTATTTCTTCTAATAGGTCTTTTAGAACTTCATTTTCACTAGTAAAAACATCGCTAATGTCTGTCTTTAAAATTTCGTCTAATATATTTTTAGCCATTCCAACCACTCCATTTAGAACAAGGTGTATCAAAGGGACACTTTTTGCAGTAAGAGGTTAAACCTCTTCTAGGAACAAAGATTTCTTTTGAATATATTGTATCACACCAGTATTCTATTGAATCTACATCTTCTTGCGTAATTTTGTATTCGTTAAAAGAAAGATTGTTAGATAATAAATCTATGTAACCAAATTCTGTTTCAGATATTCTTTCACCATAATGATTTTTGAACAATAAATACATTACAGAGAAATCTACCTGATATAAATATCTTTGATTATTTTTATAGTTAAATATGAATTTTATAACATAATTCTTATTATTTTTTCTATAAACAATATCTATCTTGTCTTCTACTCTTATTTTTGGATTTAAATTTATAATAAAATCTTCAGATATAGACATTGGGATTATGTCCATCTCACTATATAGCTCATGAAAGCGTAATAGGATTCCAGCTGCTTGAGTAGTCAAGCTTGAAACATTACCATATGCACTCTCGTGCTGTTCAGTAATTATGTCGTAGTGACTAGTATCTTTAGGAAACCAAATTTTTTCCCAACGATTAAGTAAAGACGAGTATGATGGAGTTATTCCACCCTGCTTTTTAAACCAAAAAAAATGTATTATATTTTTTATACTGTTTTCAAATTTTTGCGTATATAAATCTCTAGAGTAGATTGTTTCTGGTTTTTTTTCCAGATATCTATAGTCATATAATCTTTCGCATAATTGAAAATCTTTTATTGCTTCAGATGTTAGTGTTAGCATTAATCAAATCCTTCTCCATTTAAAAGACTCTGAAGATCTGTTTCTCTAGAATAAGAACTAGCAGTAACATGTTCATATTCTTCATAAATCTTTTTTTCGTCGTTATATCTAACTAGCGGCGGATCATACATAAAAGCAGATCCTGTTATTCTATTCTTAGGAATTTGCAATTGCATTACGTGCTCATCCTCTGTCTCATCTTCTGATATGAGTCTTTTTTCTGTAATAAATATTGTTACAGCACACTTTTGTTGAATAGCCAAAGACCCACCAGTATCTGACTGTTGTACAACTTCTCTTTTTTCTTTCATTCTATTAGCGTTTTCTTGAGCTGTAATAATCAATACGCAATCCATATCTCTGGCTAGTTTTTCTAATCTAACCATCATTTCTTCAAACTCGCCCCATCTAGGCTTACCCTTGCCATTTCCTCTGGTAAACATTGACTGTATAGTATCTATTATTACTACATCGGGTATTTTATCTGCGTGTCCGATTAGATCTCTCAACCAAAACTCTAGATCTTCAAAGTATGGAGTATCCGGATCATGGCGAACCATCAATCTGTCCCCCCACTGCTCAAGCTTCTTTTTAAAAGTCTGCAAATAAGATTGCTTCTCTGGCTCTGACCACTTATCTGATTCAGAATAAACATTCTTTCCAATTATCTGAGTCATTAGGATTCTCTCCCAATGGCCTATTGCTTCCTCAAAATTAACATATAGAACTCTATAGCCATTATCTAGCCAATTATTCGCTAGGCATTTAGCAAATGTACTTTTGCCCTTGCCAGAGGGAGCAATTATTGCATGAACTGCACCCTTAAAGAAGCCACCATCATCAGTGTATCCCATTGCTCTATTTAAGGATTTAAATTGAGTTGGAACAAAACTGGGTATATCTAGAAGCTTATCTGCTCTACCCAAAATATCGCTAGCAGTTGTTAACTTATCAAATGGATTATATTTAATAAGATTTTCTAGCTCTTTTATTTCTGAAGTTATTTCGCCAATTCTAGAAATATCTTCCTGAGTCTTTAAACCCTTTTTACTAAGCAGGATTTGAAGCTCCTGCAGATAATTAATCTGCTTTCTTTTATTAGCCTTATACTTCAATAATTCAACTAAGGATTCTTTATCGCTAGTCTCTAAATCCTGAATGTATTGAAGCATTATTGTTACACGGGGACTACCGCCCAACGCCTCATGAATATCTGTTTCTGACTCTAGCCAAGACTTAAACGCTATTGAGTCTACATAATCCAGATTTGTGGCTTTATGAAAAGCTAATAAAGCTTCATAAAACTCATTAACACCTTTATCACCATGAATTGTTCCAACAATATCTGTTGATAGATTTTCGCTGAAATAGTTAATTGCCCCTTTTTCTTTAAAGCATAGGGAGAACACCTGATACTCTAAAGGGCTATCTTCCATTTCATGGAGATCTTCTTTTATCATTTAGTTTTTTTTCCTTAATTTTTTGATATAGATTTTTTTTGTATTCAGAGTTTCTTTTTTTTGCTTCTAAATAAAATGGATTTTGTTTGATTGACTTTTTGAATGAGACATCTTTTGGAATGTGTTCGCTGTCCCTAATTGCTTCCAATATTCTATCATAAACACTGTCTTCTGTTAGGGAGTCGTTGTAGCGAAAAACGACTAATGCAATGCCATTATCTTTGCAGTATTGGACTTTTTTAGCGTCTCTTTTTTGAGCTTCTAAAAACTCATACTTAGATTCAAAGAATCTACTAGTGTAATAAAAGTGTTGTCTTCCGTGATACTCGGCTGCAATTTTATAAGTAGGGCAATAAACATCAAACTTTAACCTATCACCTATATGATATTCATTAACAATTTCTTCTCCAGGAAGAAGTTTTTTCATAATAGAGGTTAGAGCTGTTTGTCCTCTAGACATTTTTCTTCTAGAGTTTTTTAACCAATTTAATCCAAGTTGATTTATTTTTTTATTGACGTCAGAAACATTGACGTCAATTTCTTTAGCAATGTCTGCAATGGACATGTTGGTGTCCATTAATAAATCAATAAGAAATTCTATATCATCTTCTTCAAACTTTTTATTACTTGATGACATATCATGCTGGATTATATGTAGTCTTGCTAAGAGACAAAGTTTTGCCAAGATCTATAATTGACATATTTAGATTTTCCCAAACCTTTGACATTAAGGCTAAACCAAGAACTCCACAATCCATCAAGCAGTAATCTGCTCCGCCTTCAAACTCCGACAGCTGTGCATAGATGTTGTCTAACTTTTCGTAATAATTTGTGTAGGCAACGTTGATGACGTGAATGCTAGATCCAAAGTGTTTTTGGATTAGCTTTTTATCATGAAAACTAATAATAACACTTGGAGTATTTTTTACGAAATAGTTTACAGTACTTGTATAAATGTCTTTATTATTCATGTAATAATATTCAAATATATTAGAATAATAATACTCTGCGTTTTTGTGTAGACCTATTTTATAGTGTTTGCCGTCTTCTATTTCTGGAACTAAAGTATGAGAAATTGCTTTCATAACATTCTGCTCTGAGTTTTTCAGAGAAGCTACAACACTTTTGGCAAAATGACTAGGAAAAGAATTGTCTGCGTTTTTAGATAGCGCTATGATTGAAGATTTGGGTACATTAATGTACGCAAACTTTTGCTTAGTATTCATAGCCAATGTTAACTTGGTTATGGATTGAGCTGGATTTAAACAAGTCATTTTATACCTTTCAGATGCCGAATGTTCCCCAGTTAATTAAAACTGGATCTTTATCAATAATAGAATTAATATGATTTAAATTGTGAAATTGACCACCATCAAGTTCTGAATATCTTTTATATTTAGCTAGTTTATCTTCATCATTAATATAGCCTAGGTGCTGCATAACTAAGCCTGACTCTATCCAGAAATTTCTCTGCTTAACCCAGTCTACTACGTATGTAGGTTCAGATCCACATGCTAACTTTCTATTAGCAAATCCTCCACCTTCAACAAATCTAAATATTCTAGAACTATTATTTGGAGTCCATAGTTTATCTACTCTATACTGCGTATCATTCCACATATGATAAAAGCGAACATTGACTACATCATATGGAGATGAAGCTAAAACTTTAGCTATTTCTAAATTATCTATATGATATAACTTTTCGTCACAATCTATTGCAATAATCCAATCACCCTTTTTGGCAAACTTCTCCATATTTCCCCACGCATATGCGCGGAGCTTGCCCTCATGAGCTGCAAACAATGGCTCTGGAGTACGAAATACTTCTGCATATTTGGCAGCTATTTCTGGAGTGTTGTCGTCTGAACAATCATCGGTAAAAATAATTTTATCTACTTGCGTAGATAGTCTTTCAAGTATATCTTCTAGAAATCTAGATGATTCATTTCTACCAATTACTTGTGCGTATATCATAATCTAATCCTATCTGAAAAATGGTTTGAGGGGGATTACTCCCCCTCGCACCTAGCTTACGTCAGTATTTTGTATTTCAGCCAACGAGCTGCTCGTGTGCCTCTACGGCTGAGATGCGCTCAATCTCTACATCCTTGAAAATGAGCTCACCAGGAACACCGGCGGGGCGACGACCATTGCTCATTGCAATCTTCTCTGCCTGTGTCTTATTGTTAGCCTTCACGATAGCAGTTGTTGTTACTGTGAAATACTTGAACTTATTGTCTGACATTTCTAGCCTTTCGTTTATTTTGTTGGATAATTGCTTGCGATATATTCTATCGCATCTTGCATCGATGATGCAAGTTTTGTTGCCATATATTTCAAATAAACTCTATTTTTATTTGAATCACAGCAGAAAACTACTGCGGGTTGATTATTGAGTTTAGCCCAAGCCAACTCAAAATCAGTTCCTATATATGGACGATTTGGTATCATATATTCTACCAGAAGAATATCCGCTCTGCGTTGCATAAACAGATTTTTTTCTACAATTTCTTCTGGAGTTTCATACTCCTTGTCTGCAATAGTTGTTGGATCTAGAACATCGTATCCATTTAGATGGAGCAAGCCTGTTGCCTGCTTTCTCCAGTTTGATGCGTATGATCCAACTTCTTCTATTGCGCCTGACAAAAATACTTTAAGCGGCATAGTTTGCTCCTGGCCAATAATATTCTAGATCATTGGGTTCATCAAAGAATTGTGAGTAGTAATCAGCGTCTTTGCGAAGAAGATTTGATCTATGAGATCTATGAAATAAATCGTTACCAAACCATGGTGGCATTACTACACTACCAGGCTCTATTTCTTCATATGACATATTGTTATTATATCCTCTACGAGTCCATTCACGAATAGTTATATTCTGATATAACTTCAAAGCTGACTCATAGCCAGTCCACATTATCGTGACTGGATGATTTCGCCAGCCTTTCGTAGGCGTTCTTTGAAGTAAAATATTAAGAACTTGAAATGTTTCAACACGTTGTTTTCCTAGTCTACGATAGTCTAATACTTCTACTGATTTCTGAAAATCAGCATAAGGTAGAAATGTTTGCACTTTAGTCCTTCTTGAATTCTGTCCATGTCTTGTCGCCAACACCATAGTATTCTCTGGCTAATCCAGCAGCAACTATATCAGTGTTTAAGCAATTTCCGGCTTCGTTCCACACTTTAGCTAAAACTCTTCCATACTTTTCATTCTTATCAATGATTGTTTCTATCTTAACTCTGTGATTAGCGGCTGTCAACCATTGATCGGTAAATTCTTTTGCTGCTAATCCTTTTTGCTTTTCTTCGACATTAGAAGTTCTACTCTCTGGAGTGTTAACGCCATATAAGCGAACTCTACCTTTCTTGAGAACATCAAAGCCAAGATCAATGATAATATCAAATGTATCACCATCAATAACCTTTTTTACTTCTGCATTATATATCCATGGGTTTAACTTATCTGACATTCTAATCTCTTTCTATTCCTATGTAATCACATGCTTTTCTAAATATTTCTCTACTGACTGAAAATTTTGAATCAGCTTCTCCACCAACTGGTGATGACTTATGCCAACTATGACCTATGGATACGCTACCATCATAAACAACATTGTATCCACGATGTCTGGCAAAATATGAGCACCAAGTCTCTTCATAATAGTGAGGGGTTGGCAGAAATGCTCCTGTAGCGTTGGGGTATATTTCTCTATATTGAGGGTCATTTGTTAGAGAATCCCAAACCGATCTTCTGATAAAGTATGCTGAACCAGACACTGTTACGCAGTTAACTCTATCTTTGTAAAGTAAATCTTTTGGATCGTGTTCTCTCCACGCCCTATGTTTTGGGGCAGTGTTACTTCCAATAATTCCTGCGTGGGTTATGTGTCCAGCTTCGTCTCTTTGCTTTGGTCCAAGTATATGTATATCATTATTTTCAAGAAAAATATTTTCTATTTTAACCAGATCAGCGCTGCTCATCCATACATCTGAGTTTAAAAGAGCTATAATATCAGATTCTCCAGAAGCCGCTAACTGATTGCAGGCGGCAGAATATCCTATATTGTCATTGTCATAGAATTTCTTTATTTTATATCTGCCATAATTATATTTTAACCAGTAAACACTATCATCTTTTGATCCATTATCCGCTATGTGCAAATTCCATACCTTAGGCGTTTCATGAAGATCATGATGGAGACAGTCTAGAAACCTATTTAATAATGGCCTAGTGCCATAGTTTACTACGCAAAGATCTATCAAATTAAATCACCACTTTACAACTGTTTTAAATGCTTCTGATGGACTAAATCCAAAGTCTACTAGGGTAAGAAATTCATCCTCTATATAATCTAGTTGATATGTGGGATAAAATTCTATTAACCTATTTAAGTATTGGCCTATAGACGGATCTAATTCTTTTCTATCCAATTTTTTTCTAGAGTTTCTACTACCAATGCTAGCGCCCAAGATAAACATGAACGTTATAAACGCTAGTTTATCACCATTCTTCATAGTTCTCTTCGGAATTGTCAAAATAGTTTTCGTATGCTTGATTACGGACCATATCTGCTACTGCCCTAAAAGAATCTGAATATTCATCTTCCTGTTGAGTCGCTAAATAATCATAGGTTTCAGCTATATGTAAAGCTGTATCATAGTCTACAACTATTGCCGTTTGACCATGAAGAAGTTTTACACTTAACTTCTTCTTATTATTCTGCTTCTTTGACATTATCTTCTTTCTCACTATCTATTTTATAAAATGAAATATTATCTGTATCTGGTTCAAATGTAATAAAAAATATATTCTTGTCTTCAGGTTTATATCCTTCTGGCGGTGGAGTTTCCACTGCTATCTTTTTAGAAGAACAACCATATACTTGACTGTGATTTTTGTAGATTACTACATAATTAAGCTTTGATGCCGGCATTTTGTACCTGTATTACCTCAATATTGTTTTGTCTTAAGAATTTTTTTACATCTTCCCATTGTGCGTAAGCGGTGTCTGCCATATAGTATATTGTACTTACGGTTGAATTAGCTATTAGCTTTGCACAGGAATAACAGGGTGGTCCATTTATGTATATTTTTTTTGCCCTAGCAGAATAATCTGAGTGAAGTAGAGCGTTTGCTTCTGCATGAATCGCTATGCAGTTATCATAGTTGGATCCGTTTTCTGAATTTTGCAACAGTCTTGGACAACCGCCATCTTCACAATGAGTTGAGTTTCTTGGGCCACCATTATACCCCATTCCAACTATATGACCTAGCTCATCCACTAATACTGCAGCGTATTTTCTTTTGCCACATGTAGAGAATATCTTAGATGCCTCAATACAAAGTTGCATGTATTGCATATCTTTTCTAGATACGTCTGGATAAAATCTCATAATACAACACTGGCAGCTGCTAGTGCTCCAGTCATAAGGGCTAAGAATACTGCTAACGATCTTTGTCTGCTATTTTTTAAATTTTGATTTAGCATTTGCATACTTATAGACCAGTTAATTAGAACTGTAAAAACAACTATTCTGAATATATCCATTACTGCGTTTTCGTTAAGAGTTGAATTGAAACAGGGAACTTTTCCATTGCAAGAATACTAACTGCTTTAGCGTAGTCTTGTATTTCTTTTTGAGAATCTTCAGCCAATCTCTGACTTAGAAATAGGGCTACAGATTGCAAGCTACAAGACCACCTATATACCACGTGCATGGCATATGCTGGTAAAAACAGTCTAGCCTGCTCTGGTGCAACACCATTCTGCATGGCCATACTATATAGGGCTTCTCCCTGTTTAATATAATCTTGCAGTTCTTGTGTAATCAGAGATCCAGTCCATGGATCTATTGGACCGCCAGATCCCTGCTTCTTGTTGTCGGGGGCTAATCTCCACTGCTCACTTGTTGGTATATAAAATTCAGGTTCCATTGTTATGTATCTTCTACTAGATTCATTCCAGGAATCCATGGTGTGATCTGAACCAACAACATATTTCCAGTGTTGACGTGCAACCATTAATGGAGCTTTAAATTCAAATGTCATAAAAGCATGTCTAAACGGCGACATATGGTTTTCTCTAACCAAAAACTCTAGAAGTCTACCATCTTGAACAGACATTTCTTTTGACTCTTTTGCAAAAGAAGCCCTAGCAGCGTTGACTACAGATAGGTCTGATCCCATCCAGTCAACTAATCTTACATATCCATTGTTCAATACTGTTATGATTCTATCTTCAGTAAAATCCGTCTCCGGTATCATCTTCATCCTCTATGTTCATCATATCATCATGATCATCTTCATCACAATCTTCATCTATTATAGCAAGTTCTACAAATTTATCCTGCATACAATCGTTGAAATCTTCTGATATTTTGTATATTGACGCTATCAACTCAGCAACCTCTCCCTCTGGATCCTTTAATAAACTTTCGTCTTGAAGGATTGATAGTATAATCTCACTTATATGAGATACGCAGTCAGAAAGAGATTGCTGAACCAATACCAATTCTTTAATACCAAGTGTTATGTCAGATTTATAAGTTTCAGACATGTTTTTTAAATCTTCCGAATTAACTATTTCGGAAAATATTTTTTCAAAATCTTCGTTATCAAAGTTTTCTTTTGACATTGGGCGTCCTTTATCGTTAGATTATTTTATTGGACAATATCCACCTTCGCACTCCAGGCTATCAATTAAGTCAAGATTACTAGAATCTGTAAAGGTTAGATCTGATTTAATTTTTGACTTAAGTTTGAGATAAGTATCTGAATCAATCTCTTCATATGGAGCAAGATTGAAACCATGATCGCTATGAAGAAGGAAAGATACTGATTTGACCTTATTCTTATAGTTCTTTTTCATCCACTCTTGAATTTCAGGAAGTTCTTCTTTTCTATAGTAAACTGTTACTGAAACATTGTTATCTGCCCATATTGACTGAGCTTTAACAACCCATTCCAATTGCTGGATAGCTGTTAAGTCTTTTGCAAGAGTTGCATGCTCGGGTGTTTGACATGGGAACTCAACTACACATATGGTGTGATTTTCTTTTCCATCTAAACCAATGTCGTATTGGACCTTATAACCTTTTTCTCTACAATAGTTAACGAGTGGATCATTAGATCCCATTCTAACTCGTCTAATGTAGTACTTGGCGTAGGCTGGATGAATTCCAGGCGTAACACCAGCTAGAAGACTTAAGGTTCCACTAGGCTTCACTGTTGTTAGTTTTATTGAAGGGTTAATATTGATATTTTTTGACCAGTCAATATCAAAATTCTTTAAACTTTTATAAGCTTCATCAACCCAAGAAAGCTGTTCATCTGTTGCTTGCAACCACCCAGTAATACCCTGGCCTAGTCTTCTATTCTTTTCGATGACATCTTGACTCTTTTTATACGGATAAGATAGGGTTGTTATAGCCTTTTGAGTCTTGTACAAAAGCTTGCTAAGATCTAATAATTCTTCTTTTGAAGATATATTAGGAAGGAATATCTCCGCTAGATTGCATGGTTCGCCATCCTCTAATCCAATTTCTCCACAAGGATTTGTTCCAATAACCTTGCTATCGTTTGCCTTTTCTCCTAAGCGACCATTCTTGCGAATCAGATTTCTATTAATAAGACCATAAGGCTCTCCTGATCCATCGTAGCCCTTCCAGAACTCATCAATAATTTCTTCATAGGAGTCCGCATATATTGAATTATTTGAGTTGGCACGCCATGCTGGAATATCGCCCTTACCCCAATTCTTTGCTCTTAAGAAAAGAAAGTCATCAGGATCACCTATAGCTATTTGTGCTGATCTTCTAGCTGACCCTGCAACTACAATCTTTCCAATAATATTAGCTATGTCAAGCGCGTCAATAGATCTAATCTTTTTACCAATTCTTGAATCTAGTATGTCGCATATATTCTTTATGCCCTCAATTAATACCTCTGGTCCGGATGCTGTTCCGCCAAATGTCTTTAGTGGAGCACCGTATCCTCTAATTAAAACTGTGCTATAGCTAAATGATTCACCTGTAAAGAAATAGCTATCCAGCACTCTACCAATTAGAGATGACCAGCCTTTTCTAGAATCGGGAACAATAAAGTCTGCGTCATTTGATTTGATATGTTCAATTTTATCTACTTGTTTAACTTTTGGAAAATCATGGACGTTTGCTCTTTCAACAGTAAACCCTACTCCACCACCAACCATTAAGTGGTCCATTAAGAACTGAAAATCTTCTACCTTAGATATAGTTGTCATCCAACAATTTACTAACGAAACCCCACTCATCTTCTCAACTAACGGAGTGCCTAACTGCCACAAGCAGCGTCCAGCAAAAATGCCCTTTAGATTGAAGATGTAATCAAACAATCTTTCGGCTTCATCCTTAGTGTACCCAGCACCTATTGCCTGGGCTCCGTTTATGCAGCGTGCTATTGTTTCATGCCAATATTCTTTTCTGCCAAGAGACTCTATATCTCTAGAATATGTTCTTCTATAGACTATTTCTCCCAATCCATTAAAGCCCCATGGTGCGATTTTATCTGCGTAGGAATTTACAAACTCCTCAGAAAGAATATTGCTTTGCATTTTTTTCTCCTAAATTACTGATATATTTTTTGTTTGTTTTTAATAATTCTGCTGACTTAATCTTAACTATTTGATCTATATTATATACCTTATGTATCTGCTTCTCAAAGAAATAGCCACTTCTCCAATTAAACACTTTATCTACATAAAGTTTGTGATTAATAAACACGTTACATATAACTGCTCCGCCATATGCTTTAACTAAGTTTGCAAATTTTGTTTTTAAATCTGGTATATCAACATTTTCTAAATCTTCTAGATCTTCTGCTTTTCCATAGATCCAGTTAAAAGCTTGTCTAGTAATAGGTGATATGTCTATTGGATCTATTACACCAATTGATATAACGCTACTTCTATTTTCGGAAATTTTTATATCTTCCTTTAAAACATCTATATACATAGAAAACCAGTCGTGCTGATCGAATTGCTTCCATCCAGTACACCAGAATAGTAAATTTTTTGGCTGTTCTGGTATTGGTGTTTTTTCTACAAATGGTAGTAGGGTTGCGCAAGCGATAGCTCTCTTAACATAGTTTTTTGCATCTTGTTCGTTTTTGAATTTATTTGTAGAATTCTTCCACAATGATGCTATGTGTTCTGACCAATCTATATTTGCTACATATAACTTTAGATACTTTTCAGCAACTGCGATTGATAGATTGTTTGTATCTACCACTTCTTTTGCTTGCTGTATAGACATTGTAAATCCCTTATAAGTTCAGATAAAATTATGTAAACTTGTATACTAGTGTCAGAAAACAAGCAACCCCGTCTATTCTGACGGGGCAACTTGTGTTCTAAGATCTCATGCTACCATTATAGCATGGTCTTGAAGAAAATGTTGTTAGCTTTTGAGTGTAGCTGCAGATTCTGGGTTTCCAACTTTTGTAGCCACAAAACCCTTTATTACGCTTATGCCTGCTGCTACTGCTGCAGTCGCTGCTGACTTCAGTTCATCAACACCACCTACAGTATACACTGCAATAAACGCCTGAGCTGCTGTCCATATTGCTCTTTCGATAATATCTTTGTGTAATTTTGTCATTTATAATCCTTTACTTTGAAAAACTTTTTCTAACCAGCTTCTCTATAAGAAGATGAAATGTTAAACCTAGCCACACTCCTGTAAAAATACTTCCTGATAATGGTTTTTCTGTTAATCTCCAAAAAGATCTAGTTAATGTTTCAATCTTTTTAGACTTTATAGCATAAATATCGTATGCTATAATTCCTAATGCCAACCCACCCCAGGCAATGGTGCCACTTTTCCTATCTTGTTTATCAAGAATTAGGGGAGTGGAGAGGGCATCAGAGAGCTTGTGCTGAAGGGACGCCATACCATTCTTGGACTTTTTCGCGACCATACTCACTCGTTACATTAGCTTGACCATAATCAGCTGTGAATACAACTGAACTGGTGACGCCGTTATGACGAGCTGGCTGGAAGAATCCGAATGAACTAGGAGCTCCCTCTGCTTCAGTTCTTTGACCATGACCGGTGTTTGCAAAAACATTTGATGATGTAACACCGTCGAAAATATAATTGTTATAACTATAATCACTTGTTCTATCTGCATGACCAAAGTCTGACGGGAAGGCCTTAGCTCCTGTTAATCCCTTAAACTCTAGTGGACGGAATCTTGCGCCTTCATAAGTTGCTGTACCATCAGCAAAAGTTCCTGATAGTGGATGAATGTATAGTGTAGATCCAACAAATATCTGTGACAAGAAACGATTACCAGGATGCTGACCAGTACCTGGTACATAGTGATTGTCTGGTGCACCGTCCAAAACATGGCTTGTGCTATACAAAGGATAGAATGAGTAAGTGCCTGTGCCCTTGCTCTTTCCAGTCATTGTGGTATATGGATTGACCATTTCCGCAGTTGATCTGCCCTTTAGAACTGGTCTAGGTCCTACATAAAAAGTGGCCATTTTATTTCTCCTTATAAAAATATTGTATGGTTATAGTAATTAAAAATAAGATTTTTAAACTAGTTATATTCAACAATTAAGTCTGACAAAATTGGTGGGGTACTGTCATTTGCCATATTTAAAGTAACCTCAATCCAAACATGGTTATTTGCACCGGGGTTTTCCAAAGAGTATGTTCCGCTGTCGTCGTATATTATTCGATAACTAAAAACATCATCGATTTGACTCAGGGGAACATTATATATCTTTGGTGTTACATTTGTAATTTCATTTATAATATCTCCAGAGGCGGGAGTATACTTAATTATTGTTCTTCCTGTTGGGAGGAACTTCTCATATCTTATATCCAAATCTGAAAGACCATAGGTATAAATAAACTTACCTAGTTCTGTCATATAATTTCTTTGATTAAACTTTATTCTTATTGCAGTTATATCTGTTTCTGGAAATAGAAAATACAAAGGACCAGAATTTCTAACTGTATCAGATCCAGCCGTGTACCAACCACCAGGTGCAACTTTGCCAACAGCTGAAGTATCTGAATCATAGTACGCATTTTTGTTTAGTGGTATCCAAGTATCCGAAGAAGATAGTGTAGGATTTGCTTTTGTTGTATATTCTATTGAATAAATATCGCATCCAAAAGCTGGATATGGATTTAGCTTAATCATGTTTGTTTTCAATGATCCAGCTAACTCAGCAGGTATTTTTATGTACAGCATCATTTGCGCACCAGTAGTTGGGTTTGTTTCAGAGATTACATTTCTTCTCCAAACCTTATCTGAGGCATCTAGTATTGCATTGTAGATTGGCGTTGTGTCTACGACTGCGCCAGTAGTGTCAACTCCAGGGTATGATAGGTCTATTGTTGCCTTAAAATAGTCTGGAACTATTTGGCCTATTCCAGCTTGTCCAAACTTTAATTTTGAAAATGACCCACTGGATACCCTGGGTAAAGATATTACATTATAGGTTGGATCAAAGCTTAACAGCTCTGTGCCAGCTACAGCAAAACTTGTTGAGATAAAACTTGAATAGTCCAATTGAGAGAATGAATGTATGGAAAGATATCCGCTCGCCTGTTCTAATGCCGAGACTCTATCTCCAAGATCTTTTATGGCGTTTGTTAAATAAATATGATCTTTAAGTACTCGTTCAAAAACGGTACTTAATCTATTGTCTACAATGTTTGATTTATTATACAAGTATACTAAATCTTGATAATTTTCTTCTATCCTAGCATTATAGTCTGAGCTATCTACTGGACCATTATATTTATAATCTCTTTTTTGAGTTCTGATTATATCAGCCATGTTATTCGCCATTCTCTAATCTGGTAACTTTATTGAATAATCTAGATAACTTACCACTTAATTTATCGGTGGCATCTATCTGTAGGTCTTGTAGTGATGCGCCATCTTCATCTATATATATTTGTATTCCATCTATCTCAGTAGACACTCCATCTTCCAACTTAACTTGTTCGGTATAATTTGACAGATTTGCTATAAAATAATTTAATTTATCTAAAATAGATTCATCTACTTGATTTAACTCATTTAGTATTCTAGTAAAATCTATTTTAAGTACATTTGTTTCCACATTCTCTAATAAGCTACTTCTATTAGATTTAAACTTTAGCCTATTTATTTGCATTAAGGGTTCTCTGGGCGGATTAGCACCCGGTTTCCTATAAGTTATTGACATTCTAACCTTCTTCGTTATGCTTAAACTTTACTCTAATACTGTCTATAGATGGAGATACTAATGGGTTATTGCCCCTGTATAAATCTGCTCTATACCTTACAGCTGTTATTGGATTTGATATTTCGCTAAAATACTTTATTTGAGATCTACCCTCTAGATACTTGGATGAAATAACATATCTTGATCCAAATACATTATCTATAGTAAATACAAAAGAATTATCTGACACACGCTGTCTAAATTCATATGGATCTAAATATGAAAAATAATTAATAAATAAAGTTCCATAATCTGATATATTTTTTCCAGACATAATATTAAAGGATACTAAACCTTCAAAATTCTTATCATAAGTTATTTTAATATAATTAATTCC